ATGAAAGTAACAGGAGATGGATTATTAGGGTTGCTAGGATCCATCGTTGGAGTAATTGGTGCATACATCGTGGCTGTTTGGCAAAATAAAAGTGAGGCTAGAAATAAAATGATACTGGAACTGAATACAATCGAAGAAAGAGCTAATACAGTATTAAATTATACCTATGCAACCAACGAAAATTTAAATGTTGAATTATTTCCAATGCAAATAGAATTGACGCATCCTATGTTTGGTTCTGTGGAGAAGATGAAGCATATTTATCCTTTATTGAATCAAAAGATTTTACGCCTGATTGAGAGGCTCAATGTTCAAGTTCAGCAGTTTGAAATGACTTTAAACGGAGTGGTATTAGACCATCACAATAATCTTTTACCTCCTTCATATCACAACGATGATCCAAAATCTTATGTGTTAGTTCAAAGTTATATTTTTGGTAATCAACAAAAAGTAGTAGATGAATATAATGAACTAATAAAGAGGGTAAAACAAATAAAAAGATCCATTAACATTCCACTATACTTATTTTTTATTAGCAAATTTTCTTGGTACAAAGAGCCTCCTACTTTACATCTTTAAAAAAAAAGCCCATTTTTCAGATTATATGGGCTTTTTTATATTTAAATACAATCCTAGTTTTTATAATGTTAAATAAATATCAGAAATCCGCACATCGTTCACTGAGCCTTCACCGTTTGACTGATTACATCGGCGCAAAATAATATCAATCTTCTTCCCTTTCATCCAACTAGAATCAAAAGTAACATCAAAACCTAGCGCATCGCCACCTTGATATCCGTATGCCTTTTTGACGTCTGGACGAGCAATCCCTTGAGATTGGATACGTGTTAATTCTTTAGGTGTCCCGTGTTCCATTACCAGTACGTAAGCATAAGTTCCAATTGCACCTTGTGGTTTATCAGGAACCAACCAACCAGCTACACGAACTGTTTTATCTGTTACCTCTTTGAAAATATCTAGCTTGCCATAAGCATTTCCCTGATGCGTTGGCGTACTTGCTGATACTTTATCATCATGATTCTGATCTTCTGTACTGCCATCAGGTTTCAATGCGGGATTATCATAGTATTTCTTGATTTGTGAAATAAAGTAATCTTGCATTTGAACAGTGATTGCTGCAGGAACTGCTAACGTAGAATCATAGCCACAATGTTCCATCAGTGAACGCTTAGGACATTCAGTTGCTGAAAATTGATGATGGCATTTGACTGTGTTTCGGTTAACTGGCAATCCGTAAAAACGAAGATCCTCCGCTGCTTGCCAGAAAGCATTTTGTTCCGCTTGTAGGAAAACTGCTTTTGGTGTTTCCCGATTTCCACGCACTTCATATCCGATATAGCTATTATTACCATCAGAGTTAGCGACATGCCAAGCACGATTGTAAGTATCTTCTGTCCGAATAATCGTGTTTTCATCACAGTAATAATGAGCAAATCCTGCTTCTAACTGTTTATCGGTCATTCCTGCCAACCGATTCATTTCTTGTTCTGCAGTCGTGTTTGTCCAAGTATTATGGATGACTACACCCTTCACATCTCCTACACGTCTACCTGCTACACCACGACATACTGAATTATTGATAATATTGACCATTATTGTTTTCCTCCTAAAGTATTATTTTTGTCTTTTCCTTGTTCTTCAGATGAATCTTTTAATTTGCTGAATCGATCTTTCACAAAATCTGGAATCGGGATTCCTAGCTGACCTAAATTCTCGATCACCGAGATTCCATAAACAGCAATGTATGAAAGCACAAAAGCTGTTGCGACTCCTTCAAAGTTCATGATTTTAAGATAGGGATACGCAATCAGCACAAGCGCCACGACCAGCAAATGCTTTACTACCCCCATTAGTCCCTTAGTACTATTTGTTTCTTTTCCAGCAAGTCCTTTACAAACTCCTGTAATGATATCCGCAATGACAATCCAAACAAAAATTTGAATATAAACATTGCTTACTAGATTTTTAAACTCTGATAACAAAACTAAATTATCAATGATCACCATGTTTCCACCCTTCACTTTCTATTTTTGGCCATACAAAAAGCGCACTCGTTTGAGTACGCCTCTATTCTTCGCTATTAATAATCTCATCCGCTTCTTCTTCCGTAATACATAATGGAACAAATTCACGAACCTGTCCTTCTGTAAAACAGCCCCAGTCAAACATCATTTTCACATCGCTAAAACTAAACATACTACTCACCTCCTTCTGATTCTGGATTTAATTGCGCTTTAATTTCTGCAATATCCTTGCTGTTTTGAAGCGAAGCAAGCATTGTCTTTGAATTGATTTGTGCTAAACTATCCGCTTTTTCTTTCAATGCAGTATTTTCCTGTTTAATTGCTACATCGTTTAGCATGAGTTTGGCATTTAGCTGTTTTAGGTTGTCGTTTTCATGTTCCAGAGCCTCATACATCGCTTTGAGATTGTTTAAATCGTTGTGATCTAACGCGTTCGCTAACACAATCCATTGATTCAATTTAGGATCAAACATCTGATCAGCAATCGTTAGCGGCTCCCCATCAGCACGAACCCCTTCAAGTGGAGGCTGATCTGTGTAAGGAACGGATACAAGCATATCGTCCAATACTTTTCCTGCATACTCTCCGCCAGTACGTCCATATTTCCAAATGTTTTTCATTTATTTCACTCCTTTAATCTAAGATTCTATTTCCATAATGTGTAGCGTGTTTATTTGAGAAAAATCTAACTTCTTACCATCCTGAGTTTCAAAAGTGATATTGAAGTACTCTCCTTTTTTCAACGCGAAAATTCTACTAAAGTGAAGCCCATGCTTCCATTGCAATGCAGTTCCATTTATACCAACACCACCTGCGAAACCAATAGAACTAGTTTGAGCATCGTCTTTATAAAAAGTAATATAACCATACTGGCCAGCTGTTGATCCGCCAAACTGATATCTAACTAACCCTTCTACTAACAAAGTACAGTCTCGATTAGCTGTGGCTTGCCAATTTCCAGAATTCCAAGTCAACGGATTCTCTTTCATGGATCGATTCAATTTTGCTCCAATAGTGGTTGCTACTGGTCCAATAATTAACCGAGCTTTATTAGAAATTCCAGTTTGTTCAGTTCCTGTTGAATGCCACGCTTCATAAGGCAACGGCTTTTCTTCTACCAGTACATTTTTCCCATTAACTAGAGGGGTTTCTAAAAAGTTCTTAGTTCCATCTACAGATTGTGGTTCGGTTAAGCTCACCGAATCATTCAAGCCTTTTTCAGTATATTCAGGCATGATGTCCCAGCTGTAGTCGTTCGGATTGTTGCTGTCTTTCAATCCTTCTCCGAAGTATTTAAACTGACTAATATTTGGGGTTCGGATGTCACCTTTTTCTAGTTTTACCCATTCAATTTTTACTGTTCCTTTCGTTGATTGTGGCAATTGAAAAATATTCAATGCATTAGCCGCACCATCAATATGTGCTTGTGTTACTTTAAATGTGAGTTGCCAAACATCAGTCAAACCTTCTAGAGGGGTCATGTTCCCAGCACCTAACGATCCCGCACGTAAATAAATACCAAACGTTTGAGTAGCCGGTTTGGACGCTTTCATCGTAAAAGTATAGGTTTGACCTAATATATATGGTTCATTAAGATAAAAACCTGCTGGCATATATTCACTATTTTGGATTGGAAACTTCACTGTGTCTATTTTAAGGATATTCTTACCCAACGATGTTTTACCTACCCAGTAAGGGTCATCAAGTAAGTTAGGTTGATATGGTGTGGCTGTTGAACCCCTTTCTAGCTTAATTTCATAGCTTAGCTCTATTTCACCAGACAATCCTTCTTCTACTAAAACTTGGAAATAGTAGCTATTTGGGTTAACCAATGCACCTGTAGTAAAAGTTTTTGTGTAAGTTGTAAACTCAGCAGTTACGTTGGTACTATCCAGAATTAGTTCTCCAAGATTATTTGTAACATCATTTTGATTTAATCTATACCTTAAAAATATACGCTTGCCACTTTGTGATACAAAATTTGAAGATTTACGTAGAACATAAGTTATTACGTAGGTGGTGTTTGGAAGTACAGGTGTCAAATAATAGGCACTATTTTTGTATCCTGCCATAACAAATAAATTAGTTCCTGAGGTCTTATTTATTTTTAAAAAGTTACCACCATCACTTATAGTTCCGGCACCTGATTGAACAGCAAAATCAGAAAAAGAGAGGTTATTCATTAAGTTCAGGTTCCCACTATAATCATAGTCCCCGAAGTCGATGCTGTTACTGTACATTTTCTTCAGCTTGCCGAGATCGCCGATTTGCTGATTGGTTTGATCAATACGGTCATTTGCCTTATCAATATTAGTATTGAGAGTTGCGACATCTTGATTGGCTTTCGTGATTTTGTCGTTTGTGTCTTTTAATTTCGCATCAATCTGCGTTTCAGATTCCGTAATTTTCTGTTCAATCTCTTGCTTTCCATCAGCTAGAATTTTTTCGATTTTATCGATTGTCTGACTGAAACCATTGAAGTAATAATCTTCTAGTTCTGGCGTACTATCATCGATTGGACTGCGTTTGATGTCAAAAGTAAAACGACCAGCCGTATCTAACGAGCGGTCGTCTGGGAAATCAATATATACGCTACCTTCTACTTTACCGACATATCCTAAAATATTATCTTCTAATACGATAGACACAATGCCATTCACACGATCTTCAATGGTGGCAAGATAGTCATGTTTTCCATATCCACCTTCTGCCGTTGCAGATTTAAATATCAGACGAATTGGAACGGTTGTTCCTTCTGGCAGACTTTGAGGGATGCCGTTTTTCCGAACTAACTTCATTCGAAGCTTAGCTGTTCCTCGATCATGCGACCAAAAAACAACATTCGTCCTGTTTGGACTAGTGGCTTCTGCTTGAATCACAATGATCGATTCATTCATTTTATAAACCATTAACTTAACACCTGCCCATTGTTGATAATCAATCCTCGACCAATAATTCTGTTTTCAGTTGTCGCAAATCCTACAGCTGGCTTGGCATATCTAGCAGTTGCTGCATCAACGTACACCCCAATGTTATTGCCTGAACCCTTCAAGTCGCCCACACTAAACTCTGATAGCAGACGAACTTGCACAGCTATGTCTTGATTAATGAATGTTGTTGAACCATACATATTCATCTTAGAAGTCCCACCTACGTATACAGCGTTATATGCCAATGATTTAGTATTCTCCGCAAATTTGCATTGACTAATAGCCATATAGCCACTCTGTTCATTGACAATTCCATACTGTCTTCCTTGAAAAAGTGGAGAATTTGCAGTGTCAACGATCTGCATTCCGACGATTTGACAATAGCCAGTGCACGTTGCGAACATAATACTTCTAACTTTTACTGGACAATCAGACACTTGAGGGTCTAATGTGCTGGTATCATTTAAAGGACGTATGACAAATGTTCTAAATGTTAAACCATTGACATATACATCTTCCAAATACACCCCATCGCTAATCCAGATGGTGACAGATGATGTAGTAATTAGCGGAACTGAATTGACTGCAGTTTGAATCGTGAGAAATGGTTTCTCTTGAGATCCATCTCCAGTCTGGTCGTTTCCATCCTTTGAAACATAGATACTGATAGGTTCGTTATACCCTCCAATGATTTGTTGGACTGCTTTGTTTAATTGCTCTACTTGTTCTTTCTGACTAGCGGCATTTGTAATTAATTCACTAATTTGTTCGTCCGACAGGTTTTCATGTTCTAATAATCTTCCGTGTAATGTATCAAAGATTTCTCCCTTATTATTTACACGTGCATCCACTACTTCGTTTGGCGAATCCCCGCCCGAGTTGATTACGAGATTATCAATACGACTGTTCGTTGATTTGTCTTGATCAGACAATTTCTTTTCAAGATCATTGAGGTAGTCAATGTTTTTATTAAATTTCTCTTTCCATTCCGTAGAGATACGGTTACTGATTAATTTTAATAACCCCATCAAATCACTCCTTTCTTCGCCATTTCAGCGAGTATCGACGTCATTGTTTTCTTTGTGTTGCTCAATGTGATTTCTGGCGGCTTATTTGGTATCGCTGGATACGTCTTGATTCCTACCACTTGAATATAGGTATTGACACCTAACGGCTCATAGACAAACGCCACGTAATCGCCCTTATTAGGCTCTACACGCCATTTCATAGTAACTGTGCCAGTGATTGTTGGATAGTCTTGCAAGTCTGTCTTTAATCGCTCGAGCATGTTCCCTGAAACGGTGTAACGATCATCACTAACTGGACTTTGGACACGTATACCCCATTTTTCCGACTGCTTACTTGTATATGTGATTGGCGTGAAGTAGTAAGTGTCGTCTTCTTTTTTCTTGCCAAATCCTTTTATCTGTGTTTTCAAATTCAAAGTATCTATATCAAATTTCACAGAATCGGTATTGTATTTGTAGCGTATTTGTTCTTCAGTTTTTTTACCATATTCTGAACGAGGGAAGAAAGTAAGGTTTTTGTTGTCCGGAATCACTATCGCATCATAGTCTTTCAAAATTTCTTCAACCAGTTTCAAATAGTTCCCATTCCCGAAGTTTTCTTGTTCAACTGGCAAAAACTTCTTGTTCGGATCTACAACATTCCATGTAAATCCACGGTTATCAGGTTTGAAAACATGCGCTAGCAGTTGGTTGATAGAGCGTGTTCCTGTGATTGTGTCGTACTGAAAGCCATCTTGCATGGTGTAGTAAATGTGCGTGGCTGTAACTGTTTTTGTGATTGCTGCCCCTTCGGCAGAAACGCCCATTTGTTTTACGATAAACTCTTGTCCATTGAAAAATACTGAATTTTCATAATCGACTAAATCAAAAGCCAATTCATTGAATTTTGTTTTGACAATAGTGAACGAAATTTCCCACGTTTCGTTCTCTTGCCAATTTTCAGTAAATGTACTTTTATCGTATTCAGTCAATATTTCTTTTTTTGTTTTCTCGTAGTCTTGGATAAAAATATCTTTCAAATTCTCACCTACTTATACAAAAAATTGAAGTCCCATTTTGACTCCACTCTAGTAACATTTTGTATTTCAATTTCATTCGTCCCAACCGCTAACGTTATCAAACTTAAATTCGTGTCAATTCCGCAATTTACACCGTTCAACTTCGGATAAACACGGTCTAAAGTCAAAGTTTGGCCTAGCAACGTAGAAAACTTGGGATAGTAGATGAATCGTTCCCCTGTCGTTTTGTTGAAAATAGTCACGTTGCCTTCTGATTCACCTTCCAAAGTGATTTTTAGAGCATGTTCACGTGGATCAATAGCAAAATCGCCAGCATTATAAATGATAAAATTACTGGTTCGGTGCGTATACTTATAATTTTCCGCAACTAGACCTTGTGAAAATTGCCATTCATTAGACAGTGAAAAATCCGATAACGTGGAAGCCATCGATTCGGAACAACCTCTAAAAACAGTGAAAGTCGTCTTGTAAGTTGCATATCTTAGACCAACTTCATTCACTTCTACTGAGTTAGGACGGACAAAGTATTTTTTGCCCGGTTCTCTATCTGTAAAAACATAATATCCTTCGTCATCGAATAGAAACGCATATAATTCAGTTTCTTTTAGTTGATAGTCATACATATTTTTGAATTCAGCATAAAATTCCACTTCGATAGTGAACGATTTGAAACTTTTTTCGACTTCTCTCGAACCGTTTGACCCTGAAAATTCTTGGTATTCTACATTTAGTTGTGGTGCTTTTCGTGCAAAAGAAATACACTCTATGCCCAATTTTTCTTTTAGAGATACTATCTCTTGATTTTTTATGAAGCGAAAATCGATTAAATAGCCATTCACTTTATCCCTCCTAACCTGTTGTATATAGCGAACGTTTCAACTGGTTACCTAAGTATCCGTTTGTATTGTCTGCAATTGCTTTACCATCAAGTTTGACACTTGTGTCTTTTGCTAAAAGTTTAGATAGCAAGTTATTCTGCTGAATCATCAGTGAAACTAATGTTTCTAACGTTCCGCTCGAATCGCTACTATTATTTACACTTTTTGGTTTTACTCCTAACTTATCTTGAGCAATCGCAAGCAACTGCATCGCTCTTGATCGTTTAGCCTTATCTAATGGAATAATAATTTCTGGCTTGTTTCCTTCTGCGATTTCCGCAATTTGATGTTGGTTTACAATTCCACCGTTTGCGTAACCAACTCCACGATAGGCATTTGTTAGTGAGCCATATCTTGATAGTGCGTACCTGATTGAAGCTAAGATGTTAGATAATGGGTCAAAAATATTGCTGTTGAATCCTGGCATTGCATACTGTCTGAATGTTGGGTCAATCACTTGGAGCAACCCTTTTGATGGTGTTCCATTTTTGGCGTTAATATCCCAATTGTTAACTGCATTAGGATTACCATTTGACTCTGTACGCATTTGATTTAGTAATGCATTTAAGTTTGCAGTACTGTATTGACCGGTCATTTTCAACGCTCTAATTGCTACATTGCGCCAGCGTTCTACCCCACTGCCTCCCACGCTATCTCCTGAAATTTGAGTGTTTTGTGGGTCTTTCACACCGTTTAAATGCACATGATCATAGTGATCTCCATCGGGCCATGGTCTCCAATCATTGTGAATACCCGTACCTGATTGTCCTGAACGGTCACGAACTTTACCATTTGTGATAACATAGCCGATTTTGTTTGCAAACTTCTCAAATGCGTAATTGGCTGCTTCTGTATATCTAGGGGAACCATTCACGACTCCCGGTAGCGCAATATCAATTGCGTTGTGCTTTCCGTGTGAGTATGGATCGCCTTCACGATAACCTGATGTTACTTGAAAGCCTGGAAACTTCTTCATTACTGCAACTGCAACGTCCGCCAAGTATTTGTAAACGCCTTGCATGCCCATTGAAGTGTCTAAACTGCCACTGCTGAATAGTTCTGTGATTTTGTTCGTCAATGCTTCGGTAGCCTTGCTTAGAATACCTTTACCAACATCTAAAGGATATTTGACAAGCCCTTCCAGTACGCCAAGACCATTTAACACTTTCCTAGCCAACGCTCCCGGGTCTGTTACAAAATCCCATACATCGCCGACTACATCTTTCAGCTTGTTTCCAACATCTCCAGCAAATCCTTTGACGTTGTTCCATAGATTTCCGAAAAAGCCTGTACCTTTGGCGTATCTATATCTTGGTGCTTTGTTTCCAGTCATATAAGCCGTTTCTTCAGCTGTTAGAACGTGTGTGCCTTTTGGTGCATTCAACACTACGTTTCGCCCTCGTGGGATAAATGCTTGTCCGTTAGGTGTGATTACCGCTTCAGCACCTCTACCGTCATTTACCATCATAGGCCCGCCCGGATGACCTCCGTTTGGTGTTCCTTTTGCGTATTGTGGCACTTTCCATTCTTCGAGTTTGTCAGCACCCAGTTTTTCTAGTACCCATGAAGCTCCATGGATGATTGCGTTAACTGGTTTACCTATCGCTTTAAGTGCTGCGTTGAAAATACTTTTGAACGCATCAACAATGGCATTTTTACCGCCAATAATGGCATCCTTCATCTTCTTCGGTAGTTCTGAAAACCAATTGAATACCGTATCAATACCTCTACGGAATGTGTCTTTGATACCGTTCCACAGGTTACCGATTACATCAGAAACTTTGTTCTTCAATTCAGTTGCTTTGTTGAAAATGTTTTTTGCCCAGCCAACTACCTTATTCCAAGTGTCTCCAACGCCATTGCTGAAGAAGTTTTTCACGCTGTTCCACAAATTTTTGACTGTGTTCACAACGCTGTTCTTCATTTCAATGAATTTATTACTAATCCATGAAGCCCATTCTTTTATTTTTTCCCAAAGCCACTGTAACACGCCCCACAACATTTTGTAGTATGCCACCAAGTTATTGATAACGCTCATAACTACATTTTTCACAGCTGTAAAAGCTGCATTGACTATGTTTCTAAACGTTTCGGATTTTGTATAAGCTATCACCAAAGCACCTGCTAGTGCGCCTAATGCTACACCAATCGCCACAAAAGGAGCTGCCAATGTTCCGCCAGTAATTGCCAGCAACATACTTGCTACGTTCAATGCTTTTACTGCTAATGTAATTCCGCCTATGATTCCGACAATCCATGTTAGTGGCTCTCTATTTTCAACGATCCACGTTCCAATATCTCTCAACCAACCTATAAATTGAGTAATTTTAGGAATAGAATTTTCAATCCCTTTTGTTACTCTGTTGATAAAACCAGTGATGTTTTCTACACCTATTTTTTCTATAATACTTTGTAGCCCATTTATTACAGTGGATTTCATCTGCTCCCAAGAACCGCTCAATGTGTCTGTGGAAGTGGCTGCCTTAACTGCTCCGTCATTCATACCTAACTGTACAATCGCTTGGTTAAACTCATCAGAAGTGATTTGACCTTGCGCCATTGCATCACGGAAGTTTCCTGTATAAGCTCCGTTTTTCAACATAGCGTCTTGTAACAGTCCTGAAGCACCCGGTATCGCATCTGCTAATTGATTCCAGTTTTCAGTTGTTAGTTTCCCAGCTCCTGCAGTCTGCGTTAGCATCATGGCAACGGATTTGAATGTATCACTAGAACCGCCTGCAACGGCATTCAAGTTACCTGCCGCCTTGGTTAGTTCTGTATAGTTAGGAATCCCATTAGACGCCAATTGTGCGGTTGTGTTCAGAATTTCTTCTAAACCATAAACCGTCTTATCGGCGTAGTCTTTCATTTCTTTTTTCGAGCTTTCTATCTGTGACTTCCCAAAGTTAGCAAACTCCATGGTTTTGGAAAACTTCATCAATGAATCCGATGCGTTTACTGCTTCGCCAACCAAGCCTTGCACGCCACTTACTACACTGCTAATAGCGTTATGCGCTAATCCAGCAACTGCACCAAACGAAAATGCGCTTTTTAGCGAGCCTAATTTGTCTTTTAGCCCATCCAGTTTCCTAGCTGACCTTGTGGACTTGTCGCCAAAATCTTCTATTTTTTTTCCTGATTGATCGCTGGAGCTTTTGAGTGCTTCTAATTGCCTGCTAGATATTTGGCTTTGTCGTTCTAACTTTTCTAATGCCCTTTTTGCATCTTCGGTTTCATTTGCTGAATCGCCAAACTCATCAGCCATCAGTTTCACAACTTTGCGCTGTTCTTCGATAGCTTTCTCGGATAATTCCGTTTGTTTGGCTAGCCCTTTTTGTTTTGCTTCAAACGCACCAGATTCATCACCAGCGGCTTTCAACGCTTTTACTTCAGCGTTCATTTGCCGTTCATTTTCTTTGATTTCATCAGATAAATCATTTGGTGATCGTGATAATCTCAAAAGTTTTGCCTTTCCACTTCACTTTCATGTCGTTTTCGAGTTCTACTTTTTGCTGATAGCGGATAATAAACGTTAACGTCCCCTCAAGAACCGTCCCGATTGAAGCTTTGACATCGCTCAAGCGTTGTGTTTGAACACAAGCCCAACATGAAAAAACAGTCTCAGGTGTGGTGACCAGCTGGCCGTCCTCGTCCTTGACTATCGTAATATTTCCAAACCAAAATTCATTTGTAGGTAGCCAATTGATCACATACTCAATCGCTTCTATAGACGTTTTGTCTCTTTCTTCAATCAACCTGATTGTGTCTGCCCATTTTTCGATATCTACTTTATTCATTTCTTTCGGAAAATCTTCAGTTAAATTACTTTGCAATTTTTTAGCAAGGCGTAAGTGTTCGTTAGAATACTTACCTTTCTTTTCTTCTTTATCTATATCTTTATCTTCTTCTATATCTTTATCTGTACCGTCACGTGACGTCACGCTAACGTCATTTTCCAATTTGAGACGTTCCTGTCTCTTTCTTTCCCTGTATTTACGGTTTCTTTCAGCATTTTTTAGCCTTACTTTATCCATACCCTCGATATTTTGATGTTTTTCCCAATTACTGATGGCAATTAGTCCATCACTGCTTAGATCAATCATGTTGAAATTTGCCAATGTAGTTAGCGCTAAGCGAACCGTATTTACGTTTTTGCCAAACAATGTAGCAAGCATTTCTTCGGTATAAGGCATGTTCCTCTGGATATATATCAGACCATCGTCGTTAGTCTTTCCTGCTAAAACTAGTAATCGAATCCATATAACGATGATGGCATCCGACTCAGGAACAGCTTGAATTAATCGTATTTTTTCATCGTCAAACATAGTAGTTTTAAGTTTGATCCAACTTATCTCAGCCAAATTTATCCTCCTATTCTTAACTTTTTAATCGTTTCATGACTTAACTTGATTCCTTTGATTTGATATTTATTTTTGAAATTGATCACACCTATTTTGTGTTTCTCTGTGTGATGGATTCTGCAGAGTGCTGCAAATGTGTACTCTGAATGATCAACTTCTTTGCGCTTTCGTCTTCCTAGCGCTTTGTCAAAGTGATCGATGTCAGCTCCTGTTTTGCCACAGATGCAGCAGACTCTTTTTGTAATGCATTTGTAGAAGTAATATTCTTGATTCGCTGGTAAAATCTCATAGCCTTCTTTGAAAGGAATATGATGTTCAAAGATGAAATCTAAGATGATATTTGCTAAGACATTAGCATCACTCACAGTTGTATTCGATTCGTCTTTGAGGCTTATTTTGCGCCCTGTGACGCCTTCAAAACGGAAGTAGAAGAATTCCTTCCAGAAGTCCGTTGGCATGCCTGTATCGATGAAAATATCGCCTATGAGTGCATAGATGAAGTTTCGTTGCTGCACAGTAAATCGACGTGGATCAATAAATCGAACTTCAATAATCCGATCGCCATCATATCCGTCGTACATCGTCTTCAAACGTTCGATGTTCACTTCTTCATTAATAGTTGCACCTATGTCTTTTCCTTTGAACTTTTTCAGAACCGCTGAATATGAATCGATTAATGGTTTAAACACTCATATCACTTCTTATCTAATTCTTTTCTCTTAGCTGCTATTGCTCGCTCCATCAAGGCACATTGCTCATAGCTTAACTGTTCAATAGTTTCAACGTTATCAGCTAAGAGCCCTAATTTATCTGTCTGCTCATTAACATATTCAATTAAGGTTTTGGTCATATCTTTACCCATCTGCTCATTGAAAGCTTCTAGAATCGTCTCTAGCATATTTAATTTCTTTGTATCGATTCTAGGTGGTGTTGGAATATCTTCCCCTTGAAATACATATAGTCCCAGTCCGTGTAGAGCCAATGCTTTCACAAAGCATCGCTTCAATGAGTTATTGATTTGCATTGCATTTGGTTTAACAACTGGTTGGTTTCGATAATCTAAAACAGGAAATAATTCGGTTTCCGTATGTCCTTTAACCGTTACTGAGACAGATACATAAGTCCCAGTTTCATCCATAAGAAAAGGTTTATATTCCTCAATAAGAAAGTCTTGATGAGTTCCAGAAACAACCCTGTAGTGTTTATACTCATTAATAGTTACCGTTGCCTGTGGATCATTCTTTTTCATAATCTCCCACGCGTGAGCCCAAGATAAATAATCAAAATTTCCTTTTTTCTTGAGTATTTTATTTAACTTGCGACTAAAAAGTTTTTCAAAATTCGTTGTCCCTTTGTTTTCACTCATCAAATTCTGCCTCCATTTCAGCAATGTATTTCTTACCTGATCCGTAATAAGAGATATCAATCAAGTTATCTCTGTCATACTCTTCTAGCGCATCAATCAAGCCATCTTCGATGACATAGATATATTCAGGTTTTTTGGACTTCCTCGATAAATGGATAAGATAGACATGATCCCAAATACTCACAAAATTTCCCAAATCGTCTTGATCACATGCTAGTTCTTCATCCGTCAAAAGATTTCGTCTGATTTTTCGATTATTTGTTTCCTTGACATTCGATTTGCCCCAACTAGGATCAGTCAAATATTGATCTAGAGTGGAAAGTTCTTTTTCCATGTGGTAACATCTCCTTAGATGTATTTTGTTTTGTGACTCTATGCTTGCCGGCGGAGTCACTTTTTTTATTTTTCAAAATTACTAATTCTTGCATTCTTATTTCTCTCCTTTTGATATAATTTTTTATCAGCAAGTGGTCTGCTGAAATTTGATAAGGTGGTGAAAAAAATATATGGATGATTTGACTAATGATGCAAAATACTTACTTTCAAGAATGTATGCTGAATACATTCAACGTCGTAAAAATGGCGATTCAAAATCAGTTGCTATAAACTTTGGTAAATCTGATTCTGTCCACGAAAAGATTATGCCTGCGTGGTTACCAGAAGATGTCCGCTTTACAATTAAAGAATTGAAAGATAATAATTTTTTGAATGCAACAATGACAAGCAACGTTTATTACAATGTTTCTTTGACCCCGCTCGCAATTTCAAAAATGGAATCAAAGTTTAAAGACGATGCCAGCAAAGTTCTTGATTTTGCTGTTAAAGTGAAATCGTTAATCCCTTTCATTTAATCCAAAAGGATCACTTTGCAGTCTTTCAATTGCTTTTTGCATACTATTGACGTTTGTAATAAGTGTTTCTTTTAGCTCTTTATTTGCCTTAGTATCTTCTGCCAAAGTGCTAAGGCTATTTGCTATGCTTTCTAACGCCGTCGCAATCCGTTCTTCTGTAGTCATATTTTCTGCTCCTCCACTTAATATTCTTGTGATACTGTATTAGTCAGTTCCTCCCGACTGGTTTTTTTGTTTTGTACTCAGCTTCATCAAGCCCTATAAAAATCCAAACCATGTAAACAATCGTTCCGATTAATGCTGGGATATTTCCCCAGACACTCAGCAGATAAATAATGATTGGCGCACTGAATACGATTGTTGTATTTAGTTTGTCCATAAATTCCCCTTCTTTACTGTCATTATTTCCGAACACTTACCCGATATTTTATTGTGCTAGAACCCATGCTCTACATTTTTCTTTGTCGTAAAATTTTTGATCGCCTATACGCCCGAATGGAAGTCCTTTATCTTCCCACTTACGAATAGTTGCAGTTGATACTCCGAAGTATTTCGCTATCTCTATTTGCTTTAATACACGTTTATCAACTGAGGCATCTCTTCTTGCTTTTGCAATTTCATCAGTTATGATTTCATGAATGTAGCTACGAAGTGCTGCCTCATTTTCAGGCGTTAAGATTACTTCCATAATCCTGAACCTCCTATCGAATTTTATTTTTCTTTCCAAACTCCTTTCTAACCAATTTCCTCTAAATCCATTTGAGGGTAATATCCTTCTTTTTTTAGTAATTCGTAGATAAATAGACGCCCTTTCTGTGTCCATTTGGTATTCATTACAATTTTAGTGCCACCATCGGCTTTCGGGATCTCAGTTGTATGAGATTTTGTGTATCCTTGGTTCATGTGTTTTTTGCACAATAACCATTGGTTACCGACTTTTTTCTGAACACCTAGTTTATGAAGTAATTTATTCATCTGTTGTGGAGACATCCCATAATCTGCTGCAATCTGACTAATTGTTACTGAATCTGTAGAAGATAATATGCTATCTAAATAGGAGATTTTCGGTTCGTACTCGGCAATCTTTTGTTCTGCGATTAATCTTCCAGTTCTTTCTTCTTTTAGTTGAGTTGCTAATTGAATGATTGTATCTGGATTAAGCAAAGCTTCTTCTACTTTTTCTGGAGTTAGATAACCTCCATGTTTTCTAATTGCTGGCAACACTTCACTTGTTACCCAACGTTTAAATTTTTTGGCAGAGGGAAGTTTTGATTTTAAGATTAAACTGTATAGACCTGATTCGTTGATGATCGTCATTTTTTGTTTTCCGCCAAGGCCGCCCTGAATTGGGGCATCCTGCTTATCTTCTTCATCTACGTGTGTAGAAATAGCATTTCTTGATTTTGAGTAACCTAAAATTTCTGCAACGTCTTTCCCTACAAAATATGGTTCATCATTTACTAAAACAGTTCGAACTTCGTTTTGTTCGAAATTGAAAATTTGTGGTGTGTTCATTTTTTCGAATCCCTTTCTTAAGTTCAAATATTTTGAACTTCTAAATTAAAAAAATATTCGCCAATTTCTTCTTTTGGAATGTCTAGCAATTCAATGGCTTTTTGAAGTTCGGTGCTTTTCCATGGTACTCGGTTATTCAACTTTAATGACAAACTTCTTTCCGACAAACCTAAAGCGATTGAAAAATTGTATTGCGTTCCATATTTCTCAACAATTTTTCCCGACAACTTAGAATAATCAAAACTCATATTAATTTGCTCCTTTCCAGTTCAAATGTTTTGAACTTTATAGCCAAAGTATAACCCCTGCATAAAACGTTGTCAACATAAAAGTTCAAATTAATTTAACTTTTTTATTGAACTTATGTTCAACTAGGTATATAATAAGTATCAGAAAGGAGACATAATATGAAGCAAACGACTCAGCAACGACTCAATCAGTTAATGTCTGAAAGAAATTTAAAGCAAGTTGATATTTTGAATATGTCTTTACCTTTACAAAAAGAAACTGGAATAAAAATGTCAAAAAGTCATTTATCGCAATACGTCAATGGTAAATCCTCACCCGACCAGCACAAACTCTATTTACTGGCTAAAACTTTAAATGTGAGCGAGGCGTGGTTGCTTGGTTACGATGTTCCAAAAGAAGATAAGGAAAATGGTGTTCCATCCATCGAATCAATCTACAATCAATTAGATCGACCACGAAAAACAAAAGTCTACAACTTTGCGGAATATCAATTGAGAGAACAAAACAAACGTCCGAAAACTACAATTGAAATTCGAGGTTATGTGTCCGCTGGAACAGGTGAATGGCTAGATGATGAAATTGTGGACGAAGTAAGTTATGAAGGCGTGATACCTGAACATGATTTCGCAGTTAAGGTAAACGGTGATTCAATGTTACCGCTTTTCGAAGATGGACAAGTTATCTTTATTAAAAGCACATCAGATGTGCGTGATGGTCAGATAATCGTATGCCAAGTAAATAATGAAGCGTTTGTTAAAAAACTGTCAGGTAACAAGCTAGTGAGTTTAAATAAAAAGTATGAGGATATATCAATCTGTGATACAGATGATTTTAAAATTTATGGCGTAGTCGTTTTATAAAAAAATACCCCAGTCGGAGTTGGCGCTGCGGCTAGGGGTTAGTATTTATTATCATAGTAGAAAGAAGGAAAAGAATATGCCAAGTTACGTTGTATTGCAAGTTGTATTAAAAGAAAAATTTATAGGAAAAGGGTCGCAAAACCTATCAGAACTTGAAAACACTATAAATAGACAGTGTTCTAAAGGTTATCGATTACACACTATTTCCACTACAAACGGTGGTAGTAAAGGTTTCGGTGGTGGCGATAGAATCCAAGCTACTTTAGTTTTCGAAAGTCTGTAAAATAAAAAAACACGCCCCACCGACCAAAGCGAGCGTGTTCTAAGAAAAAACAAACCTAACAATAGGCTTCTTTACAACTTATTGTATCAAAGAAAAGAGGAGTAAAAAATGAAAAAAGTTAGCGTTATGTTGTTGTTAAGTACTGCTCTGCTACTTTCAGCTTGTTCAAATAATAAAAAAGCTGAATCAACAGATGCCACTTCTAACCAAGAAACAAAAATAAGTAAAACAAAAGAAACAACTGAAACCAGTTCATCTACTAGCAAATCTACATCTAAAACAGATTCTAGTTCAACAGTTACAAGCTCCAACCAAGTTACGGCGGAACCTAGCCCAACAGTTATAAGCTCCAGTCAGAGTACAATCCAAACCGCACCTCAAGAAGAAACATATGAACAGATGAAACAACGCACTTTACAGTCAACTCCAGCTGATCGTGCAAATTGGTCCAACAAAGAGTGGGAAGCTTTCGGCGTGGCCCTTTATGAAAATGGATTGACTACAGATGATGCTGGCAATATTATCAGTCAAGATCAGAAAGAACAACAAGCAGCATCTCAACAAAATCCAGAAGACCAACAAACAAGCGCTCAGCAAGACGCTGACACTTTATCACTTACTGATTTTGTTAACAAATACGGGATGTCGCCTGTTGCATGGAAAGTACAGAATGGAATGTCTGAAGAAGAAGCATTGCGTACAACACAGCAAAAGACTTCCGGTGAAGTTCAATTAGGATTTTCTAAATACGGAATTCAATAATATATTTTTATGCCCTACTATTTTGCCTATAATCTCTAAAAAAGTTATAAAGAAAAAAGCCCGTGCTGCAACACGGACTCATACCTCATTTCTGAGATCACAAATATATTATAACAAGAAGTGAGGGATATTTAAATGGCAAAAAAAGTTATGGGTCAAGATGGGAAAATGTATAAGGTTAAGAAACCGTTTTATAAACGGGTATGGTTTTGGTTGTTAGCGGTTGTTGTGGCGTTTATTGCTATAGGTTCGCAAGGAGGCAGTGATGATGCTAAAAATACCGTCGCTGAAACAACTAAAGAAAGCGTGACAGAAGTGTCTTCTGCAGAATCGGTAGCAGAATCTACAGTCGTTAAAGAAGAAACTGAAACTACTGAAACTACTGAAACTACTATAGAAGAAGTTACTCAAGAAGAAAGTGTTCCTCGTGAATACAGAAATGCATTGAGCACAGCTGAAAGCTATCTAGGTTGGGCTGGTATGTCTGAACAAGGTTTGCGTGAACAACTAGAGTTTGAAAAATATCCAAGTGATGCAATCGATTATGCGCTGGCTAATGTTGATGTCGATTACAACGAACAAGCTTTGGCTAAAGCGGAAAGTTACGATGATTGGGCATCAATGTCAGATTCGCAATTGTACGATCAACTTATATTTGAAGGTTTTACAGATGAGCAAGCACAATACGCTTTAGATAACCTACCACAATAACTAATAAAAACACGCCCCACCGTCCAAAGCGAGCGTGTTCTAAGAAAAAACAAACCTATAGGATAGGCTTCTTTGTAGTTCCTATTGTATCAGAGAAAGAGAGGGAATGCATCCATGATTTTCGCTTCACGTGAAACCCGTACTGTAAAAACTGGCGAGAAAAGAAATGATGGCAAAAAAGGACCTACTCCACCACCAGCTCGTCCTCAACCTCGCCCATAGGAACAATGTAAAGTTTTACTCGTTTTTCATAATCGACAAGAATATTTATATCGTATTTCTGAAATAATTTTTCAACATCTTCAATCGTCTTTGTAAGCTCTGGCTCTTTAGGTGCATACAATAACAGTTCATTGTATTCATCTATATCATATTGATAGACATTTAGATAACCAGAAGCTATATACTTACCATCAAAATCAAAGAGATAAATATATTTTAATGTTTTTCCATCTAGGGCCTCATCTCGAATTGGTTTTCTAGTAAACGGCAGTTTATTATTTTTTGTACGAAGTTTATTGAACCATTCGAAAAAGGAACTAAGCACTTTAGGGAAAATATATACTCCTAGAACTAAGATTAAGACAAGGCTTATAACTGCCGTAACAGTCGTTAACCAAGCAAAATCTAAGTGTGGTAGGATATTCTTCAAAATTTGTTGCATTATCCAATAGATTGACCAATTTAGAATAGATAAAAACGACACGATGGCTGTCTTTTCTTCTTTTTTTGCATTTGACAAAACTAACAAATCATTACTTTTCAAAAGGAAATACGTAAAATATCCTGTGATAACAGATTGAAACAGTGCAGTTAAAATATTGAAGTTGTTAAAAAGCATATGTTCACCTCTAGTTGGCTGGAGTTTTGTCAATTAATTATAACATAATATCATCTACTGTACGAATACACATTCCAAAACGAGCATGTCATTTAAGGAGGTGATGCCAGCTATTTTAGTCCGAACACTTACCCGAGCGAAAGGACGAAAAAAATGGCAACATTCGAACAATACAAAAAGAAAAACGGTGAAAAATTGTGGAAGTTTCAAACTTATTTGGGAGTAGATCCCTTGACTGGCAAACAAGTGAGAACTACACGAAGAGGTTTTAAAACAAAAAAAGAAGCTCAATTAGCGCTGACCAAATTACAATTGGAATACGAAAGTAATGGTCTAAATAAGTCTAAAGAGTTAACTTTTCAAGAAGTATACGATCTATGGATTGTAAATTATGAGCAGACAGTAAAAGAAAGTTCTTTCGTTAAAACAAAAGAACAGTTTGCGAATCATATATTACCAGCATTTGGTGCTCTTAAAATCAACAAAATATCGATTGATATAGCTCAAAAGTTCGCTAATGAAAAGGTAAAAAGATTTGTGTTGTATAGAGAATTCATCAATAATGCTTCGCGTATATGTGATTATGCTATTAAATTAGGATATCTACAAGATAATCCTTTTAAAAAAATCACAGTTCCAAAAAGAAAGGTCTCTGTTCATGAAGAAAATACTTTAAACTTTTTTAATAAAGAAGAACTAGAAATCTTTTTGAAATCAGTAGAAAAGAAAAAAGATATTCGTATGTATTCTTTTTTTCGGACACTAGCCTTCACAGGGATGCGCGTAGGCGAGCTCTTAGCTCTCACATGGAAAGACATTGATTTTAACGATGATTATATCAAGATAAATAAAACTCTCGCCAGAGGAAAAAATAGACGCCTTTATGTAGAGCAACCTAAAACCAAAAATTCTAAGCGAGATATACCAGTCGATGATGAAACTATGAACATCTTGAAGAAATGGCGATTAGAACAAAGAAAATGGTTGTTAACATTGGGAATTAATACGTTAAGCAAAAATCAACTGGTATTTTCTAACCAGAAAAACGAATATCTCCAATTATCTAAGCCTCGTAAATGGTTAGAAGTGATTATCAAACAAAATAATCTTAAACGTATTACTATTCATGGTCTTAGACATACACATGCTAGTTTACTTTTAGAAGCTGGTGCAAATATTAAGGACGTACAAGAACGTTTAGGCCACTCGTCTATTCAAATCACTATGGATTTATATATCCACATTACAGACAAACGAAAAGAAAAAACAGCAGCGCAATTCGCAAAATATATCGGTATTTAA